CTATAGTTTCTCCTGTCTTTACGTTGCTTGCGAGATCGCTTTCCAGTCCCTTGTTTAGGAATTCTAGTATTCCTTTGGCTCTTGGGGCGAATCCAATATCCCCAACCTGCGCTCCAACATTTTGCAGATTTACAAATGTTCTATTTATTAAAGATGAAAGTGTCTCGTTTAATCTTTCATTTCTTTCTATAGCTTCGTTTGTGGAACTAATTGAAGTATCTAGGGCTCTTCCATAAACAGAATATTCTTGGCCCAAGTCAGACAACGCAGCTTTTAAAACGTTAACTTGGAAAACGCCACCTACGAGTTCTGCTATTTGAGACTTTTGTACGTCCTCCAGCTTATCAAAAGAACCAGCTAATCCTTTAAGCACTCCCATTAGGGGCATTATATTCCCTGATGCGTCTTTGGTTGCTATACCTAAGGCCTCTAATTGATCCAAAACAGCAGGTCTTTGCAGTCTTGTGAATATGGTCTTGAAGCTGTTACCAATTACTGCGCCCCCTCTGGCCGTCGTTTGTTGAGCTGTGGTAACAATTGCAATCAACTGATCCATACTTACGCCTGCATCAGAAGCACTACTACCAACACGCTTGATAGCTTCCGCCAAGTCAGCTGAGCTTACGGCAAAAGCAGCATCAACATTTGCTAGTTTGTTAACTATTTCCGTTGAAGTTAACGCAGACTTCGAGAATGAGTTGACAGCAGCTGTGAGGGAGTTCACTGCATCTACTGTGTCCATCCCAGCCAGCCTCGCTAAAATAAGAGCGTCTCTCGTTCTTCTTAGCGTATCTTCGACTCCCAAGCCCTGTCTCGCAAGTTCTCCGGCTGCGTCAGCTACGACCTGAAAGCTCTGCCCTGTATTTCTGGCTATCGCGAAGAGCTCCTGACCGAAATTTTGTAGACCTTTACTTGTGGCATTCAGGATTACATTAATGTCCGCCAAAGACCTTTCGACATCTATAGCTGCCTTTGCGGCACCTTTTAGCGCTGTGGCAACTCCAGCAATTAGAGCCGTTGATGCTCCGAAAGCAATAACACGAGCATTAGAAGCCTCCATAGACTTCTGGAATTCTCCAAGGTCTCCTTTGATTTTACCTAATGGCTGACTCCACCTCTTCCTTAGCGTTTTAGAGTCAATCCCTTGAAGATCGCCGACCTTCCCAATGTCCTTAGACATTTTTCGCAGATCAGTTCTGTCCAGCTCTGCGCTATAAACGATATCCTTTGCCATAATGAAACTTTTGCCTTCGGCTAATAATTACACTATTTTTGATGCAATTTCAGAAACTCATTTATACCCATATCTCCTCCAGTTTTTTCGGCTTCTTGAGAGAAATTGACCATAGAAGAGCTCTCGTCATCCCCAGCAGACATAGATCTCAATTCCTCCTCGGTTGCACCAAACATAGTAGACCCCATATATTCGCTTTGTTTTCCAGACCCTAGGCCTTTTTTGTTCTCTTTGGCTTGCTTCGCCTTGTAGGCCGCTTCGTAATATTCTATTAGTTTTTGAGGCTCTTCATAAAGGTCATGGGTAGGATTCTTGCATTCTGACATTATCTGTTTAAAGTATCTCCCATATGAAAATATATCTATCTGGTAGTTAGTGAGTTCCACTACAGGCTTACCAAAAAATAAATTTGGGTTATTCTCGCAAATAAAAAAAGAATTAACAAAAAAGGGACAAACTGATATTTTTTTTAGTATATTCTCTGAGAATTGAGAGTTTACGGCGGAATATAAAACCGTATAAGCATCTAACTCTGCGTTGCTAAGTTCCTGAAACTCCTCTTCAGAGAAGAAGGCCTCCTTGAGATCTTCTCCTTTGAAGAACGTATCCCTTACTATCTCTTCGTTTATTTTTTTGTCGGAATATGTTTCGGCGACAAAACCTAGATTTTCACTTCTTTCCCTATGAAGATCTAAAAACAGCTTTTGCTGTCTATCTATTTTCTTGTTAAATTGTTTAATTTGATGGCCGAGAACCAACTTCTTCTTTGATTCTTTTAAATGAAGGACTTCTTTTCTGATTTTCTCTATGTCATCTTCTTTAACTTTGGTCCAAAGCTCCTGTTCTATCAAGAGTTCAATTTTTTGTTTCTCATCAAGAAGCCCATTTCTCTTGGCTTCCTCCTTAAGTCTAATCTTTCTTTCTTCTATGTTTCCTATATCTCTTTCTTTAAGATGCTTTACATATACGCTCTTCTCCTCTACTTTAGAGTAACCATTAATAACATCTTTATATAGATATCTTAGAGTGCTGATTTCTTCGTTCAAGGCTCTTCTGTTTTTTCGCTCTTCTCTACAGCTTCTTCTTCTCCTTGTGCGGGTTCGGTTGGATCTTCTGCGGGTTCGGTTGACTCTTCGACCGCTTCGACTGGCTCATCTGCTTTTTCTTCTTCGTCATCTTCATCCTCGTCAAAAACTGAAGCGTCATAAAGCCTCTCTATTTCTTCGAACTCTTCTTGATTCGTTGCTCTTCCGCTGTACCAGAACCCAACAAAATAAGCTAATTTACTAATTACCTCATTCCAAAAAGCGTCTTCCTTCTCTTCTATTTCGTCATAGCTATCTATTTTAGTTTGAAAAGTTTCTCCATCAAAAACTGGCTTAAGCTCAGTGCTCTCCTCTTCTTTCCAGTAGGCGGCAAACAACACCCACCACATAACAGCTGTATTCTTTGCTCTGCCTTCGGCCGTCTGATCAAATATAGAAGAATGAAAAACCTCAAACTCTCTCATCTGCTCTCTTAGTTGAGTTAATTCAATTAAATTTGTAGTCAGTTTTTTCTTCTTTACTTCTTCTGTGTCGTTGTCTAAGTTCAATGATATCTTCTGTACTTCACTTTCTTTTTCGAATATATTAAGTAAAATCACTGAATATTGATGTTTTTGGTCTGAAGAAAACGGCCCACCATCGTTGTCATATCTTTTAGCTAACTGGGTTTTAGTTAATAGACCAGCCTTGATTCCCTCGGACAACTTAACGCCATAAAACAGCTCTGCGTCATCGTGCATTTTTCTATTTGGCTTTCTGATCGCGAACTGTATAGGGACGATTTTTTCCTCTTTTTTCTTGGTCGTTATTTCTTCGCCGTTTTCGCCAGTCTTGGTTTCTGTGACCTCGACTTCTTTTTTTCTGTTTATATTGAACTTATATACCCACTTCATTTTATTTTAATTTCTAAATATTCTAAGGATTTTTCTATGTCGCGAAAGACTTCGTTTCCCAAATCTAAGACCTTTTTCCTATAATAATTATACTTTTCAGCATCAAAGTAATCAATACTTTTAGCATATTCTTCGCTTGTTTTATCTTGAACCTTAAGGAGCAGGGAGGCGTGGTCTTTCCTAATGTCCTCTAATATGTTGAGGTATCTTTTGTATAAATTGATTACATTCCTGTGTATCTGGAACGACATCATTTCCTTTAGCCTTTCTGGGTCAACATCCATACTTCTCCTATAACCTTTTGCCTACTAACATTATACACCAATAAACAAAAAAAACCCCGCCTTTCAGCGGGGTTAGGGTCACATTTCTGTGAGGGGGTGGGTTAAATATTATGCCACAGAGGTAGCGCTAGTAACCTTAATTCCATGAGCTTGATCCTGAGGTCCACCTACCTGAGTTGCCCATTCCATGGATACTGACTTGTTATCTCCAATCGAAGACGTAAAGCTTTGGGACTCTAATTTACATCCCTTCAAGTCGTATTGTATGGCTCTATCGGTACTTCCCGGAGTGTTGATTTTAACTCTAACCGTAAATTCAGTGCTATCATCATTCACTACGTCAGCCAAGTTACCGGCTTCAATCTCGCCTAAGATTGCGTCAGCAGAACAAGTAGCTGTAACAGGGAACGAGATCTCTCTGGAGAAAGCAAACTTGCTTCCCAACTTATTAAGAGGCTCTCTGGCCATGTCGAATGTGAAAGAGAAGTTCTGCAGTTTAAGATCAGTAACAGTCATGCCCTTAGTTCCGCTGATGTTCATCGTGACATCTCCCGGACGCAAAGCCGTAATTTCACTAGAATTCTGATTCCACTTAGCGGGAGCAGGAAGCTGGAACGATCCGCTCCAGTTTGTTCCGTTTACTGGCTCAACAGCGGGGGACTGACCACTGTTCTTCGCAAAGAATCGCATATTAAGAGCTTCCGCATTAAGAGAGGCAGTCGGGAAATCCCCAACAGATCCCTCTGCTGTATAAGAAGTCAAAAACGCATTTCCGATACCGATCGACTTAGCTCTACCATGTATAGCTGTATTTGCGTCGTTAGCGTCGTTACCTTCGTCAGCAACATAAACCCAATAATTTCTAGAGTCTCCAATGCCGCTCAAGAAGTTTCCTACTGCGGACTCTTCTCCTCCGATGCCAAACCCAAGCTTCTTCTCGTTCTCACCAGAAGTCAGCAAGTAGCTAAAGTCAAGATTAACAGTAGGTTGCTCGAGAATAATTCTATCAATTGCAGCTAGATTACCAAATTGATTAACATCGGTTCTCCCAATGTCAAATCCGTAGTTAGCGCTTTGAACTCTCATCAGCTGACTAACGCGGTTTGTAACTGGAATATAACCGGTAAAACCAGAACCCAAAGTCATATCGCCTAATCCAGCCGCTCCACTATAGCCAGTAAGCGGAATACTTGTTAAAGGCTCAGGAAGCATAACGGCAATACCAGTAGCTCCATCTGTCTGAGCAATAAGCGCAGAACCAGAAGCTGGGAAAATCCTATTTGTTATTCTGGTGCCTCCATTATGAGCCGCCATACCATCCACCGTATTAGCTGCCACCTCACCAAAATTTGCGTTAATTGACGAATATCTTAGCTTGTTAGCTCCCAAGAACGCCTCACCATTTGAGATCGAAGGAAGTGAATGGGTATAAATCCCAGACAGCTTGACTGTTGTTCCAGCCGGAGCCAAGTCAGTAGACGTATTTGTCTTACTGGTTGTTAAGTTTATTACTCCTTGGGCATTTGATACGCCATGTCTCTGAACGGCGACCGTCAATGGAACAGCATAATGGCCGCTTGTTGCGTCCGGTCCCACAAACAACGCTTCACTCTGATAAATTACTCTGTTTCTAGCCATTTGTTAAATCCTCGATGTATTGTTATTTACATTTTTTTTTGAGAAATGAGAAGTTTTTTATTGGGGAGCAGTGGATGTTCTAGGGTATCTAGGATGCTCAAATTCAAAATCAACAAATGCAGTAAACACGTTGGTATTTACGTTTTTCATGTCGCTCTGCTTTGCTACATTCTTCGACACATTCACTCTGGATATATAAATCCCGCTATTATTGGTTACTTTATTGGCTTTTAGCGTATCGTAGTTATATTCTAGCCCAGTCAAGGCTCCATGAGCCATAAATGGCAACTCCTCAGAAGTCATTAAGGGCACATAGTCTCTAGCAGTATCCCTTAAAATAGAGCACACAGCATCCAGCTTATAAGCCGAATCAGACAAAATGACGGCTCTGGCTGTCACAATGGTATTGTCTAGGCCTCCAAACGCGAATGGTTCATTTACGCTTCCTATAGACTTCAAGAAAATAGCCGGATAAGGCTCTGCGTCTGGAGCAAGTCCAGTCACTGTTTGGTTTGTTTTGGGCTTCAGGTAGTATTTGGTCTCGAAAAGCAGATCTTCTTCATTTTCTTGGGTAATATAGGTGTTGAAATCTTTCACCGAGTATTCTCCGCTTACTCTGTAGCTACCGTTAGTTATGAAATTTCCAGTATCGAAATATACTGAGCCTTCGTGGTGGCTTATGGATTGAAACCCGCTGGTCCCTACTTTTATAAATTTATATTGATTGTGAGCTCTACCATCGAAAGTAGTGCTTGTTGGGGTTGAAGTATCGTAATAAATCCCAGACATTACCGTCGCTCCGGTCACGCTGGTATCATAAACAAACTGTTTGAACGGGGAAGCTACTACGTCATAGTCCCTGAAAGAGTTTGTTACTGGATAAAAATAGCCACTATGATTCGTATAAGCAGAGCCTTTTTTGAGCACTTTATTGTCTACATATAACAAAAAGCTGCTCATTAAAGAATTCTCGAATTGGACTTTCATTACTTAATTTTACCTCTAGAAATCCGTTTATTAATTTCTTTTGTGAATCTTTGCTCGAAAAGAGTTCTGTATGGCGTAGGTGAATATGAGGACCTTGTCCTGCCCTTAGATATTGTTCTTCCTATTTGCAAACCCATACCAGACCTTCCCGCAGGAAACCTTTTGTGCATATAATTGCTAAATCCAGAAATTCCCCTCTCTAAGGCTATAACCCAATTTCTTCCTGTTTCAAACTTTAAACTTAGGCTAGTTTTGCTCTCAAGATAGTCCTTATCCGGAAAAGAAAAATGAAACTTTCTTATTCCGCTGGCTTTGTTGCTGCGAGATTCTTTTTTAAATTCAAATCCGTTCTCCAATATCCTCCTCAACTTTGATATTGGGTTTTCCGAACCGGAAGAAAATCCCATAAAAGAAAACAAATTTCCATACCCACCTAATGTTCCAGAAGCATTAGAGGCGTTTGGTCCAGCTTCTAACTCTTGTGTTATTTTGTGTTTTTCAAACTCATCCATATACGCCTCTTTCGCGTTTTCGAATATGGCTTTCGTCTTCTCTCTGGCTTTTCGTATTCCACCTTTGGAAGCTAGGACTTTTTTAGTAATGCTTGCGCGATTTATTTTTTTTACCCTCATTACGCCTCCTTCAGGTAATAAACATAAAAAGTAGAATCAAGAAACGTCTTGACTGTATCGTTTCCTACAACCTTGAAGTTTTTACTATCGAAGGTAATCTTTTCCGTCCTTCCACTTTCAATATAGTCTCTAGCGGTCTTTTGAACTTTTATCCTTACAAGCGTCCCTTCTATATATGAGTTCAAGTCCTTTGCGAAATAATCATCTCTAGCGGCCTCAACATATCTGACCGTAGCGTCGAAGGTTGAAGAAACCGACTCATAACTATAATTGATTATATTGGACGAATCATTATAACCAAATAGTGCGCTTTCGTTGATCGTCGTTATAATTTTTTTTGGCTCTTTATGTATAGTAACAGTTCTTTTGAACGTATCAAATATATCTGTAAATATACTCGTTAAGTTTGCTCTCTCTGAAGTTGAAAGTAAACTCGCCATAAATTTAACCTATTCTCGATGATGAAATGTCCACACCTATTTCGGCGGTATCCCTTCCCGCCACTTGGATCGGTCTAGAGTAAGAAGACTTATATCCGTTTATTAAATCGTTTAGCTCCATCGTTTCTTGTTTTTTAATTTGAGAAATTACTCTATTGACTTCATTTCTGTTAACCTTAGTAACGCTTGATCCATCATCTGTAACGGATATTACAGTGTCGGTTCCTATCGTTGTCAAATTTTTTCTAAGTTGGCCGTCGTAATAATGAACCATATACATCTTTTTCAAAATGGCCGCTTCATCTATCCCGATAGCTTCTGTATTAGAGTCGTTCTTCTCGTACTGCTTTATTTCCAGAGTGGTTTCGTCTACGTAAAAGCTGGTAGAGATTCTGTTGTTTAGGGCTCCAACGTTCGCTCTGACCCAGTAAGTTACCGCGGGAAGGGACAGGTCCGTAGGAGATCCTAATTCCCTATATATTTCATCAGCTATGTCTATTATTAACATTTTTTTAACTCTCTAATGCTGCTACTTTCGTCTCTAAAGTTTCTGTTCTGTCTATGACGTCTTGCAAAGCGGCCCACAATATCGGCACCATTCGTCCTTCGTCAACCTGTTGGCCAAGGACTTTTCCTTCCTCATCAACAGCGTTCCTTTCTCCCCCCGCTAAGTTGTTTGGACTTTTTCCATCAACAGTTATATTTTCTATTACTTCGTGAGCCAAGAATCCAATTCTGGGTATGTATTTCGAGTACCCTTCTCCATAAAGCTCTACGCAATCTACTCCACCAGAATCTTCTCTAAATGTGAAATTGTATACAGGAGTGCCCTTGACCCACGCTGACGCTGCGGACTTATCGATTGCGGAAACGTTTTCTTTTAGCCTCTCGTCAGAGTAAACGTACATGGTATACGAAGAGGAATAACTTTTCCAATAAGGCAAAGTAGCATAGCCCGAGCCGTATATCCTTCCGTAATTAGTACTCGGATTATATGGACTAGAAGTATAAAAATCAATATAGTAAGGAGAAGGCACAGTGTTTGTCCAAGATGATCCGCCACTCGAACCCGTAGCGCCTTTCTGGCCTTTGGAACCTTGCGGACCTGAACCACCTGAGCTACCTGTTGTGCCTTTTTGACCTTTGGAACCTTGCGGACCTGAACCACCTGAGCTGCCTGTTGCGCCTTTTTGGCCTTTAGCGCCCTGAGGACCTGCTCCGCCTCCTGCGCCTTGAGCACCTTGTGCACCTTGAGGGCCTGTACCACCTGCAGCACCTTTAGCGCCCTGAGGACCTGCTCCGCCTCCAGCGCCTTGAGCACCTTGAGCACCTTGAGCGCCCGTTGCACCTTTCTGACCTTTAGCGCCTGCGCCGCCTCCTGCTCCTTGATTACCTTGAGCACCTTGAGCACCTTGAGCACCTTGAGCGCCCGTTGCACCTTTCTGACCTTTGGCACCTTGTGCACCTTGTGCTCCTTGATTACCTTGAGCACCTTGAGCACCCGTTGCGCCTTTCTGACCTTTAGCGCCTACTCCGCCTCCTGCACCTTGAGAACCTTGAGCACCTTGAGCACCTTGAGCACCCGTTGCACCTGTCTGACCTTTCTGACCTTTAGCGCCTTGAGCACCTTGTGCTCCTTGCGCACCTGTTGCGCCTTTCTGACCTTTGGCACCTTGAGCACCTTGTGCGCCTTGAGCACCTGTTGCGCCTTTAGCGCCTTGAGCACCTGTTGCGCCTCCTCCACCTTGAGCACCTTGAGCGCCTTGAGCACCTGTTTGTCCTTTTTGTCCTTTGGCACCTTGAGCACCTTGTGCTCCTTGCGCGCCTGTTGCGCCTTTCTGACCTTTGGCACCTTGTGAACCTTGTGCACCTTGTGCGCCTTGATTACCTTGCGCACCTTGCGCACCTTGAGCGCCCTTCTGGCCTTTTTGTCCTTTGGCACCATGAAGACTGAAAGTGATGTCTTTAAATGTGTTAGTGTTAGTATGAAGAGAGGAGTCTATATAAAAAGTGTAGTTACCCTTAGCAACCGTCCTCAAAACAGTGCCATTGTGACGATACGTGACGTTATATCCATCATATGTAATGTCAAATTGATCGCCGTCCGCAAAGCTTCCTGAAGCGTATACGTTGCTTCCGTTTTCGTATATGTATCTAGCACTACCGGCCTGATAAAAAGCATGGTCAATGTCGCTATAGGAACCGCTGCTACTTGGAGTGTTTTCAGTAAACCCGATCATCGCACTAGAGCTAGTAGTGTCGGCTTTCCAACTAAGCGTCGCACCTATTGAACCACTAGCGCTAACCCACTTTTCAACCGAACCAACTCCCAAGTTCCAGCTGTTGCCACCGCTAGATCTACGAATATCACGATTATCATCTGAAATTACAGCAGTGCTACCAGTAACAATCCATGTTATATTATTTCCCTTACCTTCAATTCCCTTCTGACCTTTCTGGCCTTTGTCGCCTTTAGCTCCTTGCGAACCTTGTGCTCCTTGATTACCTTGAGCACCTTGAGCACCCGTTGCGCCTTTTTGACCTTTCTGACCTTTGGCACCTTGTGCGCCTTGAGCGCCTTGAGCACCTTGAGCACCCGTTGCACCTTTCTGACCTTTAGCGCCTTGAGCACCTTGTGCGCCTTGAGCACCTGTTGCGCCTTTAGCGCCTTGAGCGCCTTGAGCGCCTTGAGCACCTGTTGCGCCTCCTCCACCTTGAGCACCTTGAGCACCTGTTGCACCTTTCTGACCTTTAGCACCTTGAGCACCTTGAGCACCTGTTGCGCCTGTTCCACCTTGTGCACCTTGAGCACCTGTTGCGCCCTTGATTCCTTGGTCACCTTTAGCGCCTTGTGCTCCTTGAGCACCTTGAGCACCTGTTGCGCCTTTTTGGCCTTTCTGACCTTTATCGCCTTTAGCGCCTTGCGAACCTTGTGCTCCTTGTGCTCCTTGATTACCTTGAGCGCCTGTTGCGCCCTTTTGGCCTTTCTGACCTTTTTCGCCCTTCTGACCTTTTTCGCCCTTCTGACCTTTCTGGCCTTTCTGGCCTTTCTGACCTTTATCTCCTTTAGCGCCTTGCGCACCTTGTGCACCTTGAGCACCCGTTGCACCTTTTTGGCCTTTCTGACCTTTAGCGCCTTGAGCACCTTGTGCGCCTTGAGCACCTGTTGCGCCTTTAGCGCCTTGAGCACCTGTTGCGCCTCCTCCACCTTGAGCACCTTGAGCACCTTGAGCACCTGTTTGTCCTTTTTGTCCTTTGGCACCTTGTGCGCCTTGAGCACCTTGAGCACCCGTTGCACCTTTCTGGCCCTTCTGACCTTTAGCTCCTTGAGCTCCTTGCGAACCTTGAGCACCTTGACTACCTTGAGCACCTTTAGCGCCACTGGTTCTTTTGTGCATTTCCCCAGCACCATCTACTACAACAAAATCAGTTAAAGTAGCGTCAGTATCTAGAGTCGCTACTTTTATTTTACCAGCCACATGAAGCTTCGTGTCTGGAACCGGAGTTCCCACGCCGACGTTATTTCCGGATACTACAAGGTCGTTTTGGTTATATTCTCCCGCTATTACTACATCATCTGCAAAAACTTCAAAGACCGGCAAGCCCGCCGCATCATTGACAGACATTAAACTGTCTGATAAATCATCACTTACGTTAAAAAGAGTCCCCTCACTGCCAAAAACACTAAAAACACTATCAGATACGTCATTATCAAGAATCTGAACGCCAGAAGCGGGCATTCCGAGCGTTAATCTCCCTTCGCTTCCAGTGGCATCACCACTTATATAGGCAAAATTGGAAGAACTATCCTGAAATTCTACCTTGCCTGCTGCTGGTGTGATTTTTACGTCTTTGGCCATCTTACTTGAATTATTACACTAATTTTACTCTATAGGGGTACTCCAATCCGAGCCCGCTAGTATTGATAAGGTTTCTGAATGAGAAAATTCTTTTTTGCCTGAAATAGTCAAAGCTTTATTGAGAATATCAGGTTCCCCAACGACTTCTCCAGAATTGAAAGCCAAACCAGAACCAATAACGTTATTACTATACAACGGCGTTTCATTACCAGCCTCGTCTGTTTCTGTCCCTACTTGTTCATATTGGAGGTTATATGTATTACCTTCTGAGTCTACATTTTCGGCATTAATATCTATTGGGTACGTTGTTGTTTCGTATTTTATAAAAGCCTTTTCTCCATCTAATGAATAGCGACAAGTATCGGCGTTGGTTTGCAGAACCTGACCGAAGTTGACCTCCGACATGTCGCCGCTATTTAAAAACAACCATCTTCTATTTTCGTATCTATCCATATCCTTATAATCCAAATCTTCCTTTATGAGCATAAAAGTTTTGATTGATTTCGGCCTGTGACAAAACTCTAGAATAAAATCTACATATACAGTAACGGCCATTCCAGCCGTTATTAGAAGATGTATCGCCATGGCTGTTCATCACATAAGAAGACATTTGAGGACCAGCATTTGTAGCGCCAGTAGTATCGGTATCAGCTTGGGAGGCGTTTATGTAAGACGTAAACACAGCCCCATTGCCGGTATATATCAACTGAGTGGGTGCCGACGAGCTAGTGACGGCAGCCGTAGTAGTGTGTAAGGTTCCGTTTACCCAATTTTGTATCGTAGTGTTATAACGTGCTCCGTATGAAGTAACACCGCCATTGTCAAAACCGAAACCGCTAGCATCTCCTCCTTGTGAGCCATCGTTCGAAAACCATATTTCAAATGTGAAAGCATTCCAATATACTTTTCCAAAAGAACTCGATATAATTGTCTGGTTGCTGTTTGATGCACTATTCAAAGTCTGAAAAGATCCCTTAAATACAGTCGAAGAATAAGTAACGCTACTTCCCAAAGTGGCGTCATAATCGTTCCCGCTAAGATCATACCACGTAGTACCACTTCCCGGATAGGATTTGGCGTCATGTGCATCCAAACATAATTGTAAGCCTTCGGTAACTATTCTTGGATTGTTATGAAATGCCATTACTTTATATACTCCATTTCAATTGCTCCATATTTTTCTCTCCACTCTGTTATGGTAGCGTTTATACCGTCCATTCCTGAAGGCGGTACCACAAAATCTATTTTTTTATTTTCTGTATCAAGTAGTTCTACTTCGTAGTCGCCAACCATTTCTTGATGATTGCAACATGCTTCATCTGGAGTTAATCCTAAATATTTTCTATGCTCTTCGCAGTTATGACTTAAATATACTTTTGCCTTCATTAGACTCCGTACCTCCCTCTTTGGGCTTTAAAGTTTGCTTTTATTTGAGCTACTGACAGGGAAGACCCTTTATATATCCTAACGCTCCCCACCTTAATATTTGAATAAACACCTCCACCCCTACCAATTGTCAAAGGATTTGAATCATCAGAGACAAGACCCTTATTCGTTAAATCTCCTGTTGCTTCTTGAACTGTATCTATATATAAATAACCAGTATTACCTACTCGTGTCAGACATAAGTGATGCCAGTTAGTATCCCCTAACCGAGGAAATGCACTTAGTCCCCCTTCGTCACCTTCTCCATCTTTCAAGTATAATCTAACATTATCCCCATGTGTAGAATTCATGATTATCCAATTTCCATTTGTCCAATGATCCACAAATGTAGCAATATAACCAGCGTAACTTGTCTGTGAGATAGTATCCAGTTTCATCCACCAGTCTATAGCGAAGTTCCCCGTACCAAACGACCAGTCAGTACTATCAGGTATAGTTACATAATCATCGCTACCATCAAAATCTAGATAAGCATTTGATTTGGGTTCTATAACATGCCCTTTTCTGCGGTGTGAAACTCCTGTGTCTACTCCTCCTGCAAAATCACCATGATTACCATTACCGCTTCTATCTTTCCAAGCGTCTGTCGTACTGCGAGTCTGCCTAACTAAAGGAGAAAATTTTGACCCTGTTTCTATTTGTGGGCCAAAGCTCCAAATTTTATCACCGATGGTACCGCCTATATAATTACTAATATATAAACCGGTTTCGTTGGAAGCAGTTGTTGCGTAACATTTTAATCTAATCCATTCGTTAACCGGCCAATTACCAGATCCAGAAATATCTTGCTTGCCATCTCTTCCTACCCATTTTAAACTTCCATGGTTAGCGTTTGAAGTCACTCCTCTTATGTATGGGCTACCAATACCTGATTTATTTTGCCTGTAATACATTGAAACCATATATTGAGTTGAGGCGCTAACACTGGTGGTATACCCCATTCCAAAATGCTGACTACCTGCCGTAGTACACACACAGCTGCAAATTCTTATATATCGTTCATTAAATAGAGGATTGTTTGCGGCTTTGGGCTTACGTATATTTCTGACATCTCTATCTCGAGTCGCGGCCCCGCTATTATCCCAATCATAACTTTGGGCTAAATATTGATATAAACCAGAACCAGAATAACAGAGATTTGTAACGGGTTGTCCCGGATAGCTCTTCGCGTCATGCGCGTCTAAGCACAACACTAAGTTATCTCTAGTTATTCTTGGTCCTCCAGATGTCATAATCTTATAATCTAAAAACTATTATATCAGATACCATACCCCACGCACTTGCGCCTGTAGCATTGCAACTTCTACTATGAGACGGCCCTGCTGGGTCGGTGCTAGTACTTCTTCTTCTTAACATGTAAAATTGTTTTTCTAATCCGGTGTCATGATTAAAACCAGTATGAAAAACATTATAATCGTATTGATTGTCGCACCGACTCATTTGTACGGCGCTGTACCCAGCGGCTTGAGCAGCATCAAAACAGTCTTGCCCTTTAAAAACCTTGTCAACCGTAGTCCACTCCCTGCCTCTATGCGCTGTCGTTCCATTGTAGGCCAACAAACCATTTAAACCTGCCGACCCATAATCACTACTTGAATTCCAGTTCCAACAAGATATTGAACTACCGGCAGGTATTGACCATTTCATTGTAATATAATTCCACCGCCAACCATCAACAAGATTGTTTATCTTAACATTAAAGCCCCCAGATGCGCCTCCACATCCGCCTGTGTCCCACTGTATTTTAGCATGATATGTGCCGTTGCTGTCGTTTCCAGAGCTTAGTACTGTCGTGTTGGTACGGTTCAGCGAATCTATATCTGACGCTGTGACTTTATGAATTTTTCTTCCATAAAAATTGCCCATTACCATTTACCCTCCGGACATACGTTGTCAGTGAAAGAAGTTATAACCACTAAAAGACATCCACATGAATTACAAACGTCATCATTTTTAAAAGAACAAGAATTGCAAACGTTTAGCCGCGCAGCTTTGGTTTCGTCGCTTGCGATCAGCTCTTCTCCTTCATAGATTATCTCTACGAGTTTTACGCCGTCTTTATCATAGGAGACTACTTCTTTCATTACCCTATTTCAACTTGGAGTTTGTCGACATCTATTCTTTCGGCGTATATTACATAGAAATAATCTTTCTCTATCAGAGAAGTTGTTTCTTCATCTCCAGAAGAAATATATACTTTGTTATTTTCTACTCTACTTACATACAAGTCTTGATGGCTCCCTATTGGCGTTAAGGTAACTGTAATTGAATTCTTATCTACTAATCCGCTCCAATAGTCTGGCAATTCAACAACATCTTCTTGAGACCGGCCGCGAACATATACTGCGTGCTCTGGGCCTTCCAAGGAAGCGTATCTCAACTGCTTGTTCTCTTTAGTCGGATGATCTATTAAGAAAGATTTAGTGGTGGCTGCGAGATGTCCAGCTACTGTTAGCGTAGAGCCATCAAAAGTTAAGTTAGTTTCTGCGGTAACAGATCCATCTCCGTCGGCCGTTATGACTCTATTATTAGAGTCGTTGGCTATCGATGCAGGAGCTCCTTTATCGCCCTTAGCACCCTGCGAACCTTGAGCGCCTTGAGCGCCTTGATTACCTTGAGCGCCTGTTGCACCCTTCTGACCCTTCTGGCCTTTGTCGCCTGTTGCACCCTTCTGACCCTTCTGACCTTTGTCGCCCGTTGTGCCCTTTTGACCTTTCTGGCCCTTGTCACCCTTCTGACCTTTTTCTCCCTTCTGGCCTTTCTGACCCTTCTGGCCTTTCTGACCCTTTTCGCCTTTTTCTCCCTTCTGTCCTTTGACACCTATTTCACCCTTTTGACCCTTCTGGCCTTTATCTCCTTTAGCGCCTTGATTACCTTGGCTACCTGTTGCACCCTTCTGGCCCTTCTGGCCTTTGTCGCCCTTCTGGCCCTTCTGGCCTTTGTCGCCCTTCTGGCCCTTCTGGCCCTTCTCGCCTTTTTGACCCTTTTCTCCCTTCTGGCCTTTGTCGCCCTTAGCGCCTTGCGAACCTTGAGCGCCTTGAGCGCCTTGATTGCCTTGAGCGCCCGTTGCACCCTTTTGACCTTTCTGGCCTTTGTCACCCTTCTGACCTTTCTCTCCCTTTTGGCCCTTCTGACCCTTTTGACCTTTGTCACCCTTCTGGCCTTTTTCACCCTTCTGGCCTTTGTCACCCTTCTGGCCCTTTTGTCCTTTAGTTCCTTGGTCACCTTGGTCACCAGTTCTAGCGAAAGTTAAAACACAGCTATCGCCATGCGTAAATGGGCTCACAGCAGATCCGTCAACCCCAGAAATAACAAGACTAATGAAACCGTCGGAATCTCCTCCATTTTCTGAAGCCGAAGTAATGGTAAACATTAAGAACTTATCGGGCTCATCCCAATCAGTAATCTTCATGTGCCCAGCTATTGTCGAAGTTGAATCGTCGATAGCTTTCAGGAAGAGTCTAATGTTATCACCATTTACATCTTTATAATCTATAACAGCCGCATTTGAAGTTTTTTGATTTCCTCCATTATTATTTAATCGGAAGTCTCCATCTCCCGGTTCTGCCATTGTTGTAGAGTTGTCGTAAGTGAACTGAAAAGCTGCACCGCCAAAGTTACCTTGTAAACCTTTCTGACCCTTCTGACCTTTGTCACCCTTCTGACCTTTTTCTCCCTTCTGACCCTTTTGGCCCTTCTGGCCTTTGTCACCCTTCTGACCCTTCTGACCTTTGTCGCCTGTTGCACCCTTCTGACCCTTCTGACCTTTGTCGCCTTTAGCGCCTTGTGAACCTTGAGCGCCTTGATTACCTTGAGCGCCTGTTGCACCCTTCTGACCCTTCTGACCTTTTTCTCCCTTCTGACCTTTTTCTCCCTTCTGACCCTTCTGGCCTTTATCTCCTTTAGCGCCTTGATTACCTTGGCTACCTGTTGCACCCTTCTGGCCCTTCTGGCCTTTGTCGCCCTTCTGGCCCTTCTGGCCCTTCTCGCCTTTCTGGCCCTTCTGACCTTTTTGACCTTTGTCACCCTTCTGGCCTTTTTCTCCCTTCTGACCTTTATCGCCTTTAGCGCCTTGCGAACCTTGTGCTCCTTGATTACCTTGAGCGCCTGTTGCGCCCTTCTGGCCTTTCTGACCTTTGTCACCCTTCTGACCTTTTTCTCCCTTCTGGCCTTTCTGACCCTTCTGTCCTTTGACGCCTATTTGACCTTTTTCTCCCTTCTGACCTTTATCGCCTTTAGCGCCTTGCGAACCTTGAGCGCCTTGAGCACCTTGATTACCTGTTGCGCCCTTTTGACCTTTCTGGCCTTTGTCGCCCTTCTGACCTTTTTCTCCCTTCTGGCCTTTTTGACCCTTCTGACCTTTGTCCCCCTTCTGGCCTTTTTCTCCCTTTTGACCCTTCTGGCCTTTTTCTCCCTTCTGGCCTTTGTCGCCTTTCTGGCCTTTTTGACCCTTTTCGCCTTTTTCTCCCTTCTGGCCTTTATCACCTTTGGCACCTTGCGAACCTTGAGCGCCTTGAGCGCCTTGATTACCTTGAGCGCCCGTTGCACCCTTTTGACCTTTCTGGCCTTTGTCGCCCTTCTGGCCTTTTTCTCCCTTCTGGCCTTTCTGACCCTTCTGTCCTTTGACACCTATTTCACCCTTTTGACCCTTCTCGCCTTTTTCTCCCTTTTGACCCTTCTGACCTTTAGATCCTTGGTCTCCTTGGTCACCAGTTCTTGCGAAAGTTAATATACAATCATCACCGTTTGAAAGTGGTCCGGCTGACGAAGAAGATACATGAGCAACAACTACCTCAAACCATCCAGTCTTGTCAGTGGAACTAGCTATAGTAAATAATAGAAACTTGGAAGGATCTCCTTTTTGGGTTATCTTTACGTGACCTTTAATTGTGCTTGTACTATCATCGATAGTAGTCAAGTAAGCTGATATATCTTGACCAGCTGCCGGAAGATCATCTATCCCCAGCTTGGTCGCGCTAGTAGCGCTGCCGCTACCTACATTAAAGTAGAATTTTCCTGAAGTAGGATCTCCTGAACTAGAACCACTAAGTTCAAATTCAAAAGCAGCGCCGCCAAAATTACCCTCGACGCCTTTTTGGCCCTTCTGACCTTTGTCGCCCTTTTGTCCCTTCTCACCCTTCTGACCCTTTTGGCCCTTCTGACCTTTGTCACCCTTCTGGCCTTTTTCGCCCTTCTGACCTTGTTGACCTTTCTGACCTTTTTCTCCCTTCTGGCCTATTTCTCCCTTCTGGCCTTTGTCGCCCTTCTGACCCTTCTGACCTTTGTCACCCTTCTGGCCTTTTTCGCCCTTCTGGCCCTTCTGACCTTTCTGACCTTTTTCTCCCTTCTCGCCTTTTTCGCCCTTCTGGCCTTTGTCACCTTTAGCGCCTTGTGAACCTTGTGCTCCTTGATTACCTTGAGCGCCTGTTGCACCTTTCTGGCCTTTCTGACCCTTGTCACCCTTCTGACCTTTTTCGCCCTTCTGACCTTTTTGTCCCTTTTGGCCTTTATCACCCGCTCTAACAAACTGAAAAACTATAACTTCGTCATCACTAAATGGTTGCCCTGCGCTAGAAGCGTCAATAGGAGTTACAGTAGCCTTCCACTCTCCTGTGGTATCGTCCATGGCGCTAACCGAGAACACAGCGAAAGATGAATCTGCCGCAGCTCTGGACTGAAATATTACATGACCCTTAGTTGTTCCGCTTGTCGCGTCCCAAGTGTCATACCAATCCTGCATATCTACACCATTAGCATCTGCATCGTCAAAGTAGACTTGATTTATATTGGCAAAGTTGGTATGGTTAAATTGTACTCTCCCAGCGTCTGGACTAGCGTCGGTAGTAGTGTCAAAGGTATATGTTGTGCCTCCTCTATATCCTACTTCTCCTTTCTGTCCTTTTTGACCCTTATCACCCTTTTGGCCCTTCTGACCTTTCTCTCCCTTTTGACCCTTCTGACCCTTTTGACCCTTTTGGCCCTTCTCGCCTTTTTCACCCTTTTGGCCTTTGTCACCCTTCTGACCCTTCTGACCTTTTTCTCCCTTCTGGCCTTTTTCACCCTTCTGGCCTTTCTGACCCTTCTGACCCTTCTGACCTTTGTCACCCTTCTGGCCTTTTTCTCCCTTCTGGCCTTTGTCACCCTTCTGGCCTTTTTGACCTTTTTCACCCTTCTGACCCTTTTGGCCCTTCTCGCCTTTCTGACCCTTCTGACCTTTTTGACCTTTGTCACCCTTCTGACCTTTTTCTCCCTTCTGACCTTTATCGCCTTTAGCGCCTTGCGAACCTTGTGCTCCTTGATTACCTTGAGCGCCTGTTGCGCCCTTCTGGCCTTTCTGACCTTTGTCACCCTTCTGACCT